TGTGAAATGAACTTTTCATTTTGAAACGCGCGAACATTTCGATTTGCGGATTATAAATTATTATTTTAAGTATGTCTTTTATATACTTCTGAACCTTCTTTGTTATGGGACGATAATTTGTAAATTGAATATCTCTTCCGCTATCTAAATCAATATAGACACCATACATTTTATCGCATTCTTGTATTAATTTGTTGAAGTTCTTTAAATTTGAATATCTAGATTCGTAACAGTGTAAGAAATCTCCTAAATCATTGATAGATTTAATAGCTTGTCCTAATTGTCCTTGTGACTCATAACTTTCATCCATTTCAATGTCTTTTTTACATTCAATTAGATGATTTATTAACTCTTTGTCTAAATTATTGCATATTTCAAAAAGTGATTTTGAAAACTCATATTCATTGAGTAATTCCATTTTGAACAATTCTAATGAATTATTGTATTGGGATTCTACTGATTTAATGATATTAGTAATGCTTTCTATGTCTTCTTTGGTAGCAAGATTCTTCCCTTTTTCTTCGTTATATGCTTTCTTTCGAGATATACTGCACAAGAATATAAAGTTCCCTATGGCTAAAATGACAGCAATAATATTGATAATTGTATTGACATCCATATCATTCTCCTTTCTCTATTTTTATCTTTTTTCCACAATGGGGGCAAATAATAGCGTTTTCTTCTTTATCCTCATTCAGTAAGTCAATTATTCCTACATCTAATGCCTTTGCTATTTCACCTAACTTCCCAATGGTAGGGTTGCCGGACACTGCGGCATACAAGGCCTGATATGTCACTCCCATTCTTTTAGCAAGGTCTTGCATGGTAATGCCCTGCTGTTTGCAGATTTCTTGTACTCTTAGCATGATATTCAAATTATAATTTGATGCAAAGATAGGAATAGTTTTCAAATTATACATAGAATATATAAAGAATAGTATCAAAAAATAATTTGAAAAATTTTCTATCAAAATTTGTTTTATTCAAAATAAAATTTGATATTTGCATCGTGATAATAAAAACATAGTTTGAATAACAATTAAAATATATAAGATATGGCAACAAAGAAGATTGATGAAGAGAAGACATTGAAATATGCAGTAGCATTTTACTTCTGCACGTCAGGTAAGGTAAACTTCATGTTAGGCAATAAAATGTATCAGCATATAGATACTGTTTATGACCAAAGAGAAGATGGCAGAGGCTTCAATACCTGTGAAGTTGTTTATAACTACAAGGCTCAAAAGTACGAGGTTCTGAATGTAGATACAGAGATAGGCAATAAAGAGATTACAATATTATAAGTTTAACCAGCAGGGCGAAAGCCCTGCGCAATATAGAAGAATATGAAAGAAAATATATTTTTAAAAGCAGTTATAGAAAAACCGTTATTGAATAATGAACCAGAAGTTTTACACCTTTTCGTTCAAATTATCAATGAAATAACTTCTTGTATGTCAGAAGACGAGTTAAGAGGCTGTATGAACTCTTTAATAGTAAGATACCCTTATTTTAAACTGTTTTTCGATTATGGTTTCGGACATAATCATATGTGGGTGAAAGCATCAGGTTCTTTAGAAAGATTGATATTGGTTGAGTTCTAATCCGGTAGCTTTCGAGCTGCCACAATATACACGATTATGAAAGCAGATTTAGTTTTAGTTATCAGCCCTGAAGCCCCACTGATGAAGCAACTGGGCAAAGTGTTAGGTAAGATGGTAACCCCTTATGACTTCTCTACTATAGAGAGGGGTGAAAAGTACATCACCATACAGCATGACGAGACTGGGCTTGTAGTGGCTTATACGAGTGAAAAAAGATTGAATGCAAAACATTAAATATAGTGATTATGAACTCAATAAATGAAAACGGTTGCAGCGTATGCCAACCCGGTAAAGAGAATTATTGTACCTACAACACCAGGTTGAGAGGAAAAAGAGTGAGAATGTACCAGTACGACTACCGTACTGATAGCGGTGAACTTTTTTCTTGTTGTGCGCCTACCTTAGAGGCGTGTAGAGAAAGACGGGATAAATGGCTTAGTTCACGACAATAAGCCGGTTGTCGTGTATAACGATTGAAGATATTTCGTTATCTTTGGTTGTGGTAGTATCTTTGGGGTACTATCGCGGAATGGAGCAGTTGGTTAGCTTACCGCTTTGACTTGGCGGTGGTCACAGGTTCGAGTCCTGTTTCCGCAACTATGAATATTAATTAAAAAAATGACACGATTATGAACATTTTAACGCTTAGTATTAAGCAAAAGTTTTTTGATGAGATTCTTTCTGGTAAAAAAGATTTTGAGAGGCGAGAAATAAAGCCAAGTAATGTTGAAAATTACGTTTCTTTTATCGTTGATGGTAAAGAATATGAGAGAGAAGAAGATATTCCAGATGGTGATTCAGAAGTAATGGTTAAAGCTAAATCGTATGATAAGCTTAAACTGGTTACAGGCGAATATAAAGGTAAACGCCCATATCTTATCGTTGAAGTAAAAGATGCTCGTGTGGAGTTTCTATTTGATGAAAACGGTGATTTTATCACTGGAACAGAAAAAGGTAAAGAATACGCCATAGCGCATATAGTGTTTGAGTTAGGCAATATAGTAGAAATATTTAAAGGTGAAAAATAGGCTGAGTCGGAGAAATTAAAAGAAGAATCAATCGTACCACAGGTATTAGTAACCGTGGGCGTAGGGTAAATGCCGGTAAAGCGGCAGTAGGTCATCAATCAGGGTTCGGAACAAGGGCGCAAAAGCGTTCTGACCTTGTTGCTGCATTTGGAGGTGATTAATGAACGCCTTGATTATGCAGAAAACGAAAGAAACAATATTGCACGCATCACAGAAAAGTGATACGGCGATATTGTTTTTTTCTGCGACTGGCAAAGATAGCATTGTCTTGTTACATTTGCTTCAAAGTCAGTTTAAAAAGGTTGTATGTTGCTTTTTGTACCATGTGAAAGGGCTGAATATAGTAGAACCTTTCTTTAATTGGGCACGCTCTTATGGAAATGTCGAGGTAGTTCAGTTGCCTCATACTGATTTATACAACTTCAAAATGCAAGGTTTATTAAGTGTGAAGCATCTCGATGGGCTAAAAAGGTTGAAGCTACGTGATATTGAAGACTATCTAAAAATTAAGTATCAAACTAAAGTTGTCGTATATGGAATGAAGATATCTGATTCTTTCGCCCGTAGAGGCATGTTTAACAAAGCCGCCAAGTCAGATATTCATTTTGATTATGAAAAGTATTATCCCATCGTGAACTGGACTAATAAAGATTGTCTTTCGTATATCAAGTTGCATAAACTACCGGAACCGCTGAAGCTTGGGAGTAAAAGAGGTAGTTCGGGTATTAATTTCCGCCCTGAAACAATATTGTACATTAAAGAACATTATCCGGAAGATTACAAGAAGATTATCAAAGAATTTAATTTAATAGAAGCCAAGTATGGAGGAAGTTAGTAAATATCAGAAATTTGAAACTGCTACTATTAATCGTGGGCAAATTAAAAATGCAGAATATAATCCTCGTAGAATTTCAGATTCCGCTAAGAAGAAATTGAAAGATAATATAAAACGAGTGGGACTTCTTGATACTATTGTGGTGAATAAAAACACGATGAATATAGTGTCAGGGCATCAGCGTATATCTATCCTTGATTCGCTTGAAAGGAAAAAGGACTATAACCTAACAGTTGCTATGGTAGATTTGTCCGAGAAAGAAGAAAAGGAACAAAATATATTTTTCAACAATACAAAAGTTCAGGGTGAATTTGATACTGATATTTTGGCTTCAATGTTGAGTGATATAGATTTCGAGTGCGCGGGTCTTGATATTAACGATGTTGGTATTTTAGGGGTTGAAGTAGATTTACCCTCGATAGAAGAACCAAGCGAAGCAGATAAGGAGGTTATGAAGTTGAATAACGAAATTTACGACAATAAACGTGAGATGCGAAAAGCTGTAATGAACCATTCTCAAACAAAGAATGAAGAATCAGTAGATACATTTGTAGTTCTTACTTTCAGTAACCAAAGTAATAAAGAAGTGTTTTTGCAACGGTTCGGATTTAGACCGCAAGAAAAGTATATCAAAGGTGAAGTTTTATCGGATATGGTAGAGAGAGTAGATTAATATGGCAAAGCCGAAGTTTGACTTTAAAGACCCCCATAATCTCATTCGTATAGAAGGATGGGCGAGAGATGGATTAGACGATAAGCAAATTGCTGCAAACATCGGCTACAATGAAACGTATTTCTCTGAATTGAAAGGTAAAATCCCCGAATTATCCAAAGCATTAAAAAACGGGCGTGCGCCTCTTGAGTTGAAAGTAGAAAACACTCTTTACACGAAAGCTACCGGAATGAAAGTAAAAGTCCAGCAGGCTATCAAGGTGAAAGATGTTTATTACGATGAAAATGGTAGGCGGTGTGAAAATGAAAGGATAGAAATTGTGGAATTAGAACAAGAGATTCCTCCTGACACAACGGCTGGTATCTTTTGGCTTAAAAATCGCAAGCCTGAACAATGGAATAAACCAGCTCCAAGAATTGATGAAGATGCTGATATTCCAACAGACATAGAGCATGGCATCAACATTGATTCTTGGATTAAAGACAAGCTAAAATGATAGTACCCCAAGAAATTTACCATCCATTATATGAGGATAAGGAAAAATTTATAATTCTTATCACCGGTGGGCGTGGTAGCGGAAAGTCTTTCAATGCTTCTACCTTCATAGAACGGTTGACTTTTGAAATGACTCCCGTAGAGAAGATTGTTCATCAGATTCTTTACACCCGTTACACGATGGTTTCTGCCGGTATGTCTATCATCCCCGAAATGATGGAGAAGATAGATTTGGACGGTACCACGAAATATTTCAAGACCACAAAGACGGACATAGTCAATAAGATGACTAAGAGCCGTATCATGTTCCGGGGTATCAAGACTTCTTCCGGGAATCAGACAGCCAAATTAAAATCCATTCAGGGCATTACGACTTTCGTCTGCGATGAAGCGGAAGAGTGGACAAGCGAAGATGAGTTCGACAAGATAATGCTCTCCATTCGCAAGAAGGGTATTCAGAACCGGATTATTATCATAATGAACCCATGCGATTCCAATCACTTCATCTACAAGAAATACATTGAGAAAACTCACAAGCTGGTGGAGATTGACGGTGTACAAGTTCAGATTTCCACTCATCCGAATGTGCTCCACATTCATACGACTTACTTTGATAATTTGGAGAATCTTTCACCGGAGTTTCTAAAAGAGGTAGAGGATATGAAGGTGAGTAATCCTGAAAAGTATGGTCATGTGGTTATCGGCCGGTGGGCTGATGTTGCAGAAGGTGCTGTGTTCAAGAAGTGGGGAATTGTGAAAGAGTTCCCGCAGGAATGCAAAAAGGTAGGAATAGGGCAGGACTTCGGCTTTACTAATGATCCTTCCGCTGCTGTAAGATGTGGCATTATTGATAACCGTTTGTATGTTGATGAACTTTTCTATGAAACGGATATGCTTTCGTCGGCTATTGCCAATAGGTTAAAGCCTTTCTCTATGAAAGTTTTTGCCGATTCGCAAGACCCTCGATTGATTCAAGAGATAAAGAACAGAGGCGTGAATATCTATCCGGTAGATAAGTTTCCCGGCTCCATCAAAGCGGGTATTGATAAGATTAAAGACATGGAGTTCTTTGTAACAGAACGCTCTTACAATATTATTACTGAACTTCGGAAATATGTTTGGGATAAAGATAAGGATGGAAACTACATCAATGAGCCAGTAGATGAATATAATCATTTGATGGATGCCATTAGATATTATGTATTGGGTTGTTTGCTTGGACGCATTTTGAAGCCGAAAGATTTAACAGGAATATTCACACACTAAAAATATAAGCTATGCCATTGAATTTAGAAGAAATATTAGCATTGCCCGATATCGGGCAGAAGATAAACTATCTGAAGAAAGGTAGGAAAACTGAACTTCCCGACCGTTGCAAACTTTGGGATGATTGGAATCCGGAACGCCATGAAATCATGGTTGACGAAAAGAAATATCCGGACAGAAAGGTTCTTGAAAAAGAAGCAGAGAAGCACTTCGATGAAAAAACGGGTAAGACTTATGAAATCGAAGCAAAGTATAAGACTGAACCGGTGAACCGTATCTCCATTCCATTGGAACAAGATATAGTGAATATTCAAACAGCTTTCACGGTCGGCATAGAACCGTCTATGGATTGCACTCCAACCGATGATGATGAAAAAAAACTGTTGGATGCGGTAAAGGCTGTATTCAAGTCTAATAAAATCAAATATCAAAACAAGAAGATTGTCCGTGCCTGGCTCTCCGAACAGGAAGCGGCAGAATATTGGTATGTTACCGATGATGATTCGTTTTGGGCAAAGTTTTGGAAGAAAATAAAGACTACCTTCGGGGGGAAGGTAAAACCCACCAAGAAACTGAAAAGCGTGTTATGGTCTCCATTCAGAGGTGATAAGCTATACCCGTTCTTTAACGACGAAGGTAAAATGATTGCTTTCTCACGTGAGTATAAAAAGAAGCTCATGGATGATTCGGAGGTCATCTGCTTTATGACTATCACGGACAAAATGGTTTATCAATGGGATTTGTCTAAAGGGTATGAAGAAAGAACTCCTTTTGCTCATGGATTCCCAAAACTACCGGTTCTCTATGCTTATCGTCCTGAACCTTACTGCAAGAAGATAAAGACTTTTCGGGTCCGATTAGAGAAATTGTTATCTAATTATGCTGATTGTATAGACTATCATTTTTTCCCGTTACTGAAGCTAATTGGAGATGTAGAGGGTTTCATGGGTAAGGTTAAGGACAGAATGGTCAAACTTACGGGTGAAGGTGCGGATGCCCAGTATCTGACGTGGAATCAGGCAAATGATACCGTAAAATTTGAGGTAGAAACCCTCTTTGAGAAAGCATATTCTATGACGAATACACCACAAATCAGTTTTGAAAAGTTGAGCGGTGCTGGAAATGCCTTGTCCGGAGTGGCTTTCGATTACGTGTTTCTTTCGACACATTTGCAAGTTCAAAATCATGCCGAGGTGATAGGTGAGTTCTTGCAAAGGCGTGTGAACTTCATAGTCTCTGCTTTAGGCTCTATAAATCCATCTGAATTTAACAAAGCATCTGAAACGATAGATATTAGTACAGAAGTTGTTCCGTATCGCCTTGACAATTTAGAAGATAAAGTCAATGTAGCTGTAAAAGCTGTATCGGGTGGTGTATGGTCGCAACGACATGGAGTAATGTTCGCTGGAAATATTGACCGCATCGAAGAAGAAATCGCAGAGATAAAAGAAGAACAAGAAGAAAAAAGAAACGCTGAAATGCAGAAACAAAGCATAAAGAAAGGGGAGTGAAATCACTCCTCTTTGTATCTCCATTGATAGCCCTTGTGCTTCTTTATTTTCCCATTACAGCACATTGAAATGCCCGAATGGTGCGCACCAGTTGCGCGTGTCGCTTCATTCAAACTATCAAATGAATTTATAATTTTGCCGTCTTTTAATTGTAGAACAGCTCGTGAATTATGGTGGTTTTTGCCAGCCTTTTGCTTTCTACCAAGAACCCTATATGCGTGTAGTAAGTTTTCACCATCAGTAACCCATTCAAGATTAGTAACGCAATTATTGGTTTTATCACCGTCTATGTGGTTTACTTGTGGTAGGTTTTGCGGATTAGGTATAAAAGCATTTGCGACCAAGCGATGAACTTTAAATATGCGCTTTCTGCACCATACATTCAAATACCCCTTTTTGCTTTTTATGGGTATTAAAATGCGTCCATCTCTAAACCAATATCCTTTACCGTTCCAGCATTTCTTTGGCAAGGATTTTACCCTACCTAAATTTGATACTTGATAATCGTCTTCGTACCCTTCAATGTCTTTCCAAATTTCATCCATAATTATTTCATTTAAGAGTGAATAATAAAGGCAGCCTTTAAAGTCGTGCGAAGACTGCCTTTTGATAATCGTGCATTAAGCACAAAGTAATTTATTAGCCCCGAAAGCATTTATTAGCCCGTTAGCAAGGTCATAAATTACATAAGAAGGGTTGTTCTTATCATTGGCAGCAAATGCCGTAAACTCTCTCAATTTGATTAAAGCACCTATCATTTCTTCTTTCTTCGCTATGTTAGCAATAGTTCTGGCTTCATTATAGGTGAGAAAACCGTTATCGCCCGTGCGACGATTCCAATTATTCCAGTTTGGTCTACCTTGCATCAGAAGAAAAATATAGCCATCGACATAACTTCTGCCTATTAACTCATTAGTAAGTCTGTAAAGCCAATACTTAGGGCTTTTTTCATCGTAACGCAAACAACCGTTTGTGTCTGTATATTCGACATCTTTTACAACTAATGCCCTAAGTACCCATAAAGCGTGTATTGCTTTCATATAGTATTCTTCATTGTTGAATAGGTTCATTACACCTAAAACACTATTTGCATTTACTGTTTTCATATTCGTTTATATTTTATGTGTTAGTACTCTACAAATAGCTTTATAAACTTGTGTTTTCTCAAATCTATTTAGTGTCGATGCTTTGTCAGCCCCGAATGATAATTCACCGTTCTTGAACTGATATACAATAATTAGACCGCTTACCGTGTTATGTTGGTAGATTTTCACCTCTTGATTTTCAGCTATTAGTGTCATAGTTATGCAATTTTGATAAGGTTACACTTTTTGAAACATCTATACTCTTCTTTTTCAGTGTCCCAGTACACTTGCAGATTGTCATTCGGCTTTCTGCCTGTACCTTTTACCTCACCGATAAGATTCTCTTTGAGAGTGCCAAAGGCTTGACGTAACGTGCCGTCTGTCTTTTTGAAGTAGAACTCTACTATCTTTACTTTCAAAGCCGCTTTCAGCTTCAAATTAGCCCATGCGCATTTTAACGCTTCACTCATTGAATAACCGTTCTTGCGAACAAACTGCCATGCTAAACTCATGACCTCTTTCATCTGACTTCTAAATTTTGTGCTCATACTCTTATATGTTTTAAATTATACTTTTAGTTATCATTTTGATATTGCAAAGTAAACTATAAGTATTCAATTGGCAAAATATAGATAGTTAATAAACTATAAAAAGAATACTTTTAGTTGTCTTATTTAGCTAATATGAAAACTTTGAGTAACTTTGCCATAAATAATGGGAGTAAACTAAATATATACATATATGAGATTTAGAATTTTAGAACTATGTAAAGAGGCAGGAATCAATCAAACTGAACTCGCTGAAAAAATAGGCTTGTCACGAGTTGGGCTATCAAAAGCAATTAATGGCAACCCCACTATTGGTACATTGGAAAAAATCGCCGATGCTTTGGGTGTCCCAGTAACTGAACTATTTGAAAAGTCAAACACTGGAGATATAGTAGGCTTCGTAAAGGTAGGCGATATCGTACATGAGGTGAAGTCTGCGGAAGATGTGAAGAATTTAGCAAGTAATTTAAAAGTGCAATAATATGAAAGTACAATGTGGAAAATATGAATTATTAGATTCTATTTTTGTTACGCAAGTTGAAGGAAAACCTATAGATATCACTTTAGAAGATCCAAGTGATAAGGATTTATATATTTCCTTTGCTTTTGAAACCAATAAAGATGAAAAGGAGGGCTTGTTGAAATTTAATATTGAATCTGGCGTAAAGCTACAAATTAAGTTGATAAATTTTATAGGTTCTTTTGGTGGAGGAAATAGTGAAGCTATATTTATTGGTAACTTTAGAAAAAAACAATTATTTTTGAATTATAGAGTTTTTGATTTGTTGGGCTGTGAAAACAAAAGTTTATTAATTAATTTCTATTTGTTAGAAATGGAGGAACAAAATGGAAAATAAGTTTTTACCCCAAGAAAATGGATTTATTTCTAATGTCTGTTCTAATACAAAATCAGATGTAATAATTATCACCGAAGATAAATTAAGGTTGATATTTGGCAAGTTTGTAAATAGAATAAAGAAAACTAGAGATTGGATTAGCTATGCTGGTATATCTGTAACAATTTTATTAAGTCTATTAACTTGCAATTTCGATAAAGACTTTTTAGGGGTATCACATGATATTTGGTATGCTGTTTTTGTATTTGGTTTTATTTCGTCTGCCATAATGCTAATTGTTTCAGTGATAAATTGTTTGCGATCACGTAACTTAACAGATAAAATGATAATTGAAATCAAAAACGAAAAGGCTGATTGATGATTTGAATGATAAGGTGACTACTGCCGTTTCCGCTGTCAGTGGTGGCATCTGGTCAACGCGTGAGGGAATCATGTTTGCCGGGAATGCTGATAGGGTAGAAGAGGAGCTTGTAGAAATCAAAGAGGAACAAGCGGCAAAGAATGAGCAAATCGGAAATAAGGGACAGAAAAATGCCTCTTAGTCAGAAAAATTATGGGGATTATAATTTTAGTACAAGAAAAATAGAATATTTTGCGGCAACATCAAAGAATTGCCGCTAATTTTTTGCTTGAATAGTTGTAGGTAATTAAATAATTACCTATATTTGTAGGGTAATCAATAGAGAAAGGTATGCCAACGATATTTATTTTATTTGGTTTTCGTTTTATGTTTTACGCTAATGACCATGAGCCTATACATGTTCATGTAATCAAAGGGGATGTAAGTGCTAAATTCACTTTATTTCCAGTTACATTAATCAAAAATAATGGCTTGAAGTCATCTGAACTGAAACTTGTAGAATCAGTTATAGAAGAAAATCAAGAAGTAATAGCAGAGCATTGGAATAAATTTTTTAATAAATCAAAATAAGTGGTTATGGAAAATATCATAGTTGAAAAGGTATGGTTGACTGATACGGAGGTATGGATACGTACCACTGACGGGAAGGAGGCATGTGAGAAGTTTTCAGATTTCCAAAGGCTGAAATGGGCTACTCCTGCGCAGCGCGCAAATTTCACAACGAGCCATGACGGAATACATTGGAGAGAGCTTGATGAAGATTTGAGTTTTGAGGGATTCTTTCGGGAAAGGAAATCTAATCCTCTTTATGATTTATTTATAGCTCATCCTGAATTGAATGCTGCTGCCATAGCACGACGTTTAGGTATTTCTCAGAGTTTGTTTGCTCAATATGTAAGTGGAACAAAGAAGCCGTCTAAGAAACGTTTTGAAGATATTATAGAAACAATACGTTCAGTAGGGCGTGAATTAATGGCTGTACCGGCATAAGTTACAATACTTTATTTAGGCGTGATTCCATTCGGTTTCACGCTATGATAAAGCCGGAGAAATCCGGCTTTTACTAAACAACTTTATCCTGAGTAGGATCGTATGTCATTTCTTTATTTTTCTTTTCTATTCGAAAGCCCTTTATTTTTGATGAAAGAGACCTTTCTAAGATTTGTTTTGCTTTACGATATGTACCGTCATTTGACGGATGGCGAGAACTGACAATAGCACCTACAACTTGTTTCCCTTTCAGGTAGCCTTGGTCATAGAACAAATTTACCGTATTACCTATTTGTGTCACAGCGTGCGAAATGTCAGTGCCTTTTAATTCTACAAAGATATAAATCTGTTTAGGGTCTGATGTGTACACAAACAAATAGTCACATTTCCTATGTTCTGACGAACGGTCAAAATAGCCATCAACTTTCACCTTGTCCACCTTGGTTAAATCTTTTGAGCCTATTGTGAATTTACTTCTGTTCTCGCTAACGGTAAAACGTGAGTTACACCTGCATTTCGATTGTTCGTATCGTTCATCAAAAGGGGCTGTTTCTGAAAAACCGGGCTTTTTATCAAAACACTTACAGCTCATTTCTTTCAATATTACAAAGTTCATCAAAAATATATCCTAACTCATTGGAGGCTTCATCAATATACTCTGCACCTACGGATTTTAATTCAGTATTTAGTATATCTTTAACAATCCCATCAGAATGGAAAAAGTATGATGACACTTCATGGAAGTCAATTAAAGCCATTGACGGGATAAGTTCCTTTATTTGAGATTGGATTTTCCTTTTGTTATTACTTTTATTTAATATTTCCCTTGCTAAAATTAAATTATCTACTACTGATAATACATAAGGGCTATGTGTTGTAATAACAATACTTCCATTTGATTTTCTCATTTTTTTTATAATCCAATCAATTAAGAAATGTTGAGTAGAAGGGAATAAATTTAATTCAGGTTCTTCTATCACTAACATTTGTTTTTTCTTACTCTCAACGTACTGGTTAAATACAGTCCATAGGGGAATGATTGATTGAATACCACTTGAAGCTTGGGATAATTTTAATTCCTTATGCTCATTTGTTAAATATATAGTATCGCCATTATTATTAAACGAAACTTGAATATTTAGTATGTCGATATCAATATTTTTATATTGTGTTCTAGCTTTTTCATATAAACTCCCAAAATCCTTTATACAATCAGGAATACTGGCTCCTGCTTGTAGTAAAGAGAATATGCTATTAGAAAATGTTGAAATTAACAACCTTTCGGCAGGTATGTATACAGGAATACACTCTTCATAAATGATACTCATTAAAAGTGGTTTAATGAAGAGTGGGAAAAATGTATCATCCTTCTTTAGCTTACTGTCTTTTACAGAGTTTTTTAAAGCATCTATTAAATCTTTTAACGATGATTCACTTTCTTTTTTCTCTATAAATTTCAATATGAAATCATAGGATTCAGATGTGCTAGCCATCTCCATGAGGTCAGCATCTTTATAATTGCTATGGAATTTATTCTCTCCTATTTCCCAGTAATATTTATCATTGCTATACTTAATGATAGTAGAAGGTTTAAAATCAAAATTAATATTATATTTTTCCAACAACTTAAAGAATCCCTTGAAATCTCCTTCCTTGATAGCCCAAAAAACAGAGTTGTTAAATATTGCAAGAAGTTTTGCAATAGTACTTTTTCCGCTTGAAGTATGCCCAATAAAAAAATTGTACTTCTTTATTTCTATTTCTGCGGATTTTATAGCTCCGAAATTCTTTACAATTAAATGTGCCATATGTATCAATTAATTAGAGTTACTATTTATTCTAAAGAGTAACTAGTTACAAATGTAGTCATTTATAATGGTTTTGTACCTAAAGGGATTCTTCTTTTTGCAGATAAACAATAAAAAACTAGTGGATGTTCGCGCATATTACAATTTTTCCGCTAACTTCTTGATATCATCCTTACTATTGATAACGTGAGTGCTATCTCCAATTCGGACAGCTCCTATAACTTCATCGGAAGATTTTTCAAATAGGTCTGTTACTTCAACTCCGAGAGCGTCCGCTATTTTGGATAGGGTTTCAATGGTAGGATTGCCTTTTGATAATGTATTAGCTAATGTCGAACGGGCTACCCCCATTTTATCAGCTAATTCCTGTAAGGTGATGCCTTGCATTTTGCAGTGTTCGGTAATTCTTAGATTCATAATCGTGTACTTTAATTTTATACAAAGGTACGTCTCTTTGTGTATTGTACTACTATAATAGTATTAAATAAGGTTAATATACTAATTGAATAGTTCTTTTCTTTTTGGATTATACTATTAAAGTAGTATGTTTGCATCATGAAAGTACAACAAAATAGTATTAACACATAAAACATAAGTAGTATGAGCACAAAATTTAGAAGTCAGATGAAAGAGGTCATGAGTTTAGCATGGCAGTTTGTTCGCAAGAACGGTTATTCAATGAGTGAAGCGTTAAAATGCGCATGGGCTAATTTGAAGCTGAAAGCGGCTTTGAAAGTAAAGGTAGTAGAGTTCTACTTCAAAAAGACTGACGGCACGTTGCGTCAAGCCTTTGGCACTCTCAAAGAGAATCTTATCGGTGAGGTGAAAGGTACAGGCAGAAAACTGAATGATAATTTGCAAGTGTACTGGGACACTGAAAAAGAAGAGTATAGATGTTTCAAGAAGTGCAACCTCATAAAAATCGCATGACTATGATAACAATATCAGTGACAGAAAAAGCAGCTGAACAGATTAACCGCATCCGAAAGTTTGAAGAGCTGGAAGAAATGAAATCCTTGCTATGTGATGCCTACCTTTCAGCGTCCAGTTATATGGAAGAGAATAACTACAGTAATGAATCATCAATGCCCCTTTGGGCTATTAGAGAATTGAATGAGCTGATTAAAGAGTTAGCAATAAACGAATAAGATAAAAATATGAAAGAGAAAGAATTTGGAAATATTTATTCATTAGGCGAAGATTTAGATGAAAGGTTTGCGTGGTGTGTACAGCTCATTGATAATGAGCTGTGTATTGCTATTCATTGCACTACACAATCAGGACACTCTCCTTTTAATAATAAAAGTTTTATGGCAGCAATACCAATAAAAAGACTTACTGAGTGCTTGCAGTACTTGTTTGAATCTTTAAATGGTTAATGTTATACGATTATCCAGAAAGGCAGTCTTCGCACGACATAAAGACTGCCTTTATTATTCACTTTAAAATCAATGATTATGGACGAAATTTGGAAAGACATTGAAGGGTACGAAGGAATGTATCAGGTATCAAACTTAGGCAGAGTAAAATCCCTATCAAACTCAAGAACAAGACATGAGAAAATATTAGTACCAATAAAGAATAAGGGGTATTTTTATGTGAGATTATTTCAGTCGGCAAAATGCAAAAGAGTATATATTCATACACTTGTAGCATCTGCTTTTATTCCTAATCCTTATGGTTATACAATAATAAATCATCGTGATGAAAATGGTCAAAATAATTGTGTAGATAATCTTGAATGGTGCACACATAAATACAACTTAAACTATGGCACTGTAAAACAAAGAATTTCAGATAAATTATTAGAGCATAATTCGGCAAGATGTAAACAAATTAATCAGTTCGACCTATTGGGTAATTTTATTAAAACTCACACATCTGCGTGTGAAGCAGAAAAAGAAACGGGTATTTCCTCTTCTTCTATAAGAAAATGTTGTAAAGGTGGTTATATACACAGTAAGTATAAAAAATGGTATAAATTAACTCATGCAGGTGGTTATATTTGGAAATATAAAGAATAAAAGCTCATGGCGTGATAATTATCACGCCTTTTTTATACCATTTTACAACAACCGCTTCATTGTTGTGTATCACCTATCTGATAATTTTTCACCTTCTTTATAAATAACGAAATTTACCGTAGAAATTTATAAATCAAATTCATACGGTATGACAATCTTAGAACAAATCTTGGCAGGGCTACAACAGAAATTCGCTGGGGTGGACACTGCTATCTTAACCCGAATCGCTACTAAAAAGGCAGAGGGTGTAACGGTGTAGCTAACACTTGAAAAGGGACCCGGGTAGCATTTGAAACGTGTACCACCCGATAGGTTTTGCAAAGTTAATTAAATTTGTTTATTTATCATATCTTGTGTTTCTTTCATTCTGTACGATTTTCCCGTCATGTTCAGTAGAATCGCCTTGTGCGTTAGCCTGTCTACCATTGCTGTAACTAGTACTTTGTCTGCAATAATCTCGTCCCATCTGTTGAATGCGAGATTTGTTGTAATGACGGTTGTTTTCTTGTCAGTTCTGAGTGACAGATGGTTGAACAACATCTCCGCTCCCGCCTTGTCACAAGAAACGTATCCGAACTCGTCGCAGATGACCATGTCGTATCGTTCGAACTTGTTCTCGAGTGCCCTTAGTGTCATTGCGTTCCGGCATTCCCTTATCTGCGTAAGCAGTCTGGGCACGGAAGTGAACAGTACGGAGTATCCCGCGTTACAGGCCGCAATCCCCAAGGCTGTAGCCAGATGGGTCTTTCCGGTACCGGGATTCCCGTATAGTATAAGGTTGCGCCCTTCCTTGATGAAATCAAGTGTCTCAAGGTTTGGCAAGGCCTTCCGCGCTTCTGGCGGAAGCGCGTCCGTGTCTATTTCGTTGAGGTATCGCAACTGTGGGAACGCGGCATTTTTGATGCGATGCCGACGCTGGTTCTCCGAGCGGTTTTCTTTTTCCTGACGCAGGAGTTCGGCCGTGAACATCCACAGGTTCCATCGTTCATCAAGTCCTTGCTGTATAAGCAGGTCGATGTCGCGTCGTACCAGAGGGAGTTTGAGGTCGAAGGCATACGCACGTATCCGTTCGCGTATGGAGTCTTGATTTTCGTTTTGTTCCATTGCTATGCAATTTTTATGTTGTTAGACGGTAACTTTGTTTACAGGTTGTTGTGTGGCGCCACATCCGATCATCGCCGAAAGTGTGTCCAATGTCTGTGAGGCCGATTCTTCAATGGCGGTCTGTTGTGGATCGGACGGGGTCAGGGTGGCCGCGTCTTGACGGACGTTTGCGGTTCCATTGCCGTCACTGGCCAGCATCTCGGCGCTCAATTGTTCGGAAGACAGGCGTTTGAGTCCCCGGGAGGACAGACGGTCTGCCGCAGCCAGTATGTCGGCATAAGTGCGCTGGTTGTCACGGGTAAACACGAGCAGTTCGACAAACGATCTGGGAGAATCCGTAAAATGTTTGCGAAACAGTGCCGCCACGTCCGGGTGTACCTGTCGCATGGCCGTGGATCGTCCCAACGCCGCAGGCTTGCGAAGGAACGTGCCCAGATAGTGCATCAGGTCGATACACCAGTCACCGAGACGCCGGGAGCGTACATACGTGGCTACCTTGTCGCGACCGTCAAGCACGACAATACGCTCGGAATACATCTTTATGGGTACCTCCCGACCGACAAGCCGGTCAGGCACAGAGTAATGCACACCATCGACGGTAATGGTGGAATACTTCCCGACACGGGCATGCCGCTGCTCAAAGCAGCCCATGTCACCGTGGTCAAGCGGCCGCAAAGCCGCAATATCGGCCTGTACGCGCTCCTTCTTCTCTTGCGCAGACATGTTGGAAGCCTCCCCGTTGAGCCTGTCACAGACCTTGTCAAGATGACACTGCGCCTGCTCCAGCGAACCGAAACGGACATCATAGGCGAAAGCCCGCCGGCGGATATGTTCCACCGAACGCTCCACCTTACCTTTCTCCCATCCCGAACGCGGATTACAGAAATGAGGGGTGAAACAATAGTGGAGTTCCATGCGGCGCAGGGCATCGGTATGTTCGCGCTCCTGTCCAAGGAACTTCTTGACGGCCACCCGCATGTTATCGTAGGCCATTACTTGCGGCGTGCCCCCCAAAGCACGGAAGCAGTTGCGGTGTGCTTCCATCAGGGCCAACGTGTCCTCGCGGGAGAACAGGTATGCCCGCCGCAGGTTGCTATGGTTCATCGTGAACACGGCCATGTGCAGCTTCGTCTTGACACCGGCAATCCAAAGTGTCAGCACGCCCCAGTCAAACTCGCACCGGAACCCCGGTTCATACTCCTGGCGGATGAACGCCGCCGGGGACTTGGCTGGAGCGGACACCGCCACTTCCAATGCACGGACATACTGGCATACCGTCGAATAGGCAATCTCTATGCCTTGATCGCGCAACCGGCGCCACATGTCAATCTTGCGCATCTGCTGCTTGCGCAATCCGGCCGCGGCATTAGACCGGTTGCGGGCCATGAAGCCGTCTATCGCCTCCATCACCTGCTGGTTCATCACTCTGCGGACACGTTTGCTGCTGTCATAGCGCACCGGCTGCTGCAGGTACGTGTCCATTGCTTCCGCATCGGGGTTGTCACCGACCGCTTGTTCGAAAGCCCGGAGATACTTGCGTACAGTCTTGCGGCTCATGCCGTTACGACGGGCGATCTCACGGATGCTCAATCCGTCACGCCTATAGGCGAGAATTATGGAATCTCTTTCTTCCATGTGGTACATATTATGAACGCCATTGGTTTTTATGAATATACCAATTTTGTTCGGTTAAACATACCCATGGGTGGGGCACTTTTTAAATGTTGTTCCGGGTCCCTTTTCAAGTGTTAGCTACAGTTCACCGGCATCGGTCTGCCTCGCATCGAAATCAAGGAGGACTACGTGAAAGACCAGACGGGAAAGAATGTGCAGATTTACGCGGATAACCGTATTGCTCTGTTGCCTTCTGACAACATTGGTTATATGCGCCATCATACCCCGTATGAAGCGACAGACCCGGTACAAGGACGTACTTATATCCCGTCAGAGGGACAGATGCTTATCTCCAACTACCGTGACAAAAATGGTCGCTACATGGAATATACGGCAGAGTGGATTCCGCAGATTTCCAATCCGGATTTGATTACTAATTTCGATTTGAGCGAAATTGCATCCATCCAATCAGCATAAGGAGGTAGGATATGAAAGTAAAGGTTATATCAGTTTTCCGCGACAAGTTCACCGGAAAGTATTATACTCCCGGTGAAGTGATTGAAGTCGGTGAGGAAGCCCGTGTGCTGGATATGGAAAGCCGCAGACTTGCTGAACGGATTGAGGCAAAAAAAAATACCGAAGTGAAAGCCCCTGAAGAAAAGAAGGAGGTGAAAATCTCCCTCTTTGAAAAGGAGTTTGAGAAGAAGGCTTTGATTGATGCTTTGAAGTCTATCGGTGCGCAAGCTTCCGGCAATATGAAAGAGGAAACTCTTTTGGCTAAGGTTGCAGAACTGGATGAAGAATCAACAGCCAAACTGAAAGAAGCATTAGGTATCGAGTAAAAGGATAGGGTAGTGCTTCTACCCTTCCATTGTCTAATTTTATAAATCAGAAAAGAAATGAAGAATTTTATTTTTGCCATGTGTGGCTTTTTAATGATGTCTTTGGTTTCGTTGAGCGTGCAGGCATCAAGTGTGGAATCTCCTAAGTGTGAATACGTGAATCCATCGGTTGATGTTGGTCTGCCGGATATTCAGTTTATCACTTTGGAAACGGCTCCGGCTGATTGTGTTGTACTGACCATGACGCATCCCATGTTTTTGGTTGCAAATAACCCGGCTATGATGTGTTCGATAAAAGAGGGAATGGCTATTCAAGGGGTACGAATTAATGTTCCCAAATGTCCGTTCAGATACATCTATAAATCTAAACATTGTACGCATTATAGCTATACCGCATATAGTAAACTGATTACACCATATTGAATGATATCAGCCATGAGTAACAAGGAGTTTGTATTAAGCGTATTTGATAAGAACACCCCGTCTAATCTTGTAGTTGAAAATATACTTTCAAGAACGGGATTGGATGGTGAAGAACCTTTTGCCGAGGAAAATCGGGCAAGATTAGAGGTCGCTTGTGCAAAGCAAATTCCGTGGATGATACAAAATCCATCTTCGGTCAGCGAAAGCGGATTTTCTGTGTCTTGGTCTAATTATGTTGATAGCCTAATGAAATTGTACTCATGGCTGTGCAAACAGTACGGTTTGAAAGACGAACTGAGTAACAAACCTAAAGTGACTTTCTTATGATATTCGCTCCCCACATATTGCAGGTTAAGGTTATCACCCCGATGGATAAGGATGAGTTCGGAAGACCTATTCCCGGTACCGGTGGTGAAAGCTGGCAGGAGGTGTGCAAATGCCGTTGTGATGATGTGAGCGCGGAAAAGAAAGTATCTATCAATGGTGCTTTGTATGATTTCAAGTACAAGGTAGTCTTTGACAAGCCGTCAAAGGTTGAAGCAGGTGCAGAGGTTCGTTGTTTGAATGTCGATGGAAGCATAAGAGGTGAAGGAGTTGCTAAAAGCCCTTTGGAAACAAACTATTTTTCCTACAGAGTAATATGGTTGGAATAGATGCAGACTTTTCGGATGTTGACCAGTTCTTTGAGGACGGAACAAGCGAAGTCGTTGCTGGCATGAAAGAAGAGGGAGAGGCATTTGTTGAAGATGCAAAAGCTACCGGAAACTATCAAGACCACACAAAACATTTGAGAGAATCGAATGATTATGAGGTTAATGAAGATGGCTTAATTCTGAAAAACGAAGCTGATTATGCTTCATTCGTGGAATCCAAAGGATTTGAAGTTGCAGGAAGTGCAGCGATAAGGACAGAAAAAAGATTGAAAGATAGATTTGAACGATGATAGTAACCACCGACATAGGAAACATCCTCTACCGGGACTGCAAGATTTTCGGAATAGACATAGTACCAGCAGGAGAAACGCTGACGGGTGAATTGAAGTCCGAAAGGATTGTCATCCACACGAAGAAACAACAGACGGGAACTTATTGGAAGAAATCTTTCGCAGAAGTGAATCTATGTGTACCCAATTTAAGCGAGAATGAAGCGAACACAATCCGGCTTAACGAACTTGAAAGAAAGGCTGGCAAGCTGTTTGATGATGTAGTAAGCACCTATGATGGTATGACATATCGTTACTCTATTGATTCTATCGGTACAGAAGCGGACACAGCTTTGAAGTGTCATTATGTGAATGTGAGAATTTTGTTTAATGTATTAAATGTAAAATGATATGATTACAGCAGTAGAAATTGACGAACTGTATTATGCAGAACCGATTAAAACGGTTACTACTCCAGCTGCCGGATTAACAGGCGCAGAAGTAGCCACCATCTTGAAAAACGCAGCAACGAAGCGGGTCAAGAATGTGCATGGTGACACGTATCAATACGAAGAAGCAGAGGCAAGTGTAACTCGTTACAAAAACGCTTTGACTGGTGAGTACTACCGGGAAACGTCTGAACCGGGTGAGGTGAAAATCAACTTCACCATTGGTGAGTATGATTATGCTACAAAGGCTGATTTACAAGGTGGTAAAGCCACAGAAAAGAATTGGGAAAGAGGCAAGTATAAGCCTATTCATAAATGTGTGATTGGTAAAACCAAAGACGGAGTTTATGTTGTGTTTCCGAAAGCGGCTATCAATGCCCGTGGCTCTAATACCGATAAGGCTGTCGGATTGGCTGTTTCGGCCGTTCCCCTTTCCACAGGTGTAGATGGATTGGCTTCCGAAAAGTGGTTTGACGAATCGGAAGTTGTAGTGCCGGAAGGTTGATAATTTTTCAGTAAAAGGATTGTTTTCAGATGGCGGTGGGTGGTTGCTCACCGCCTTTTTAATTTAATGTTATGAATAATCAAGCAGCAAAAACAGTTTCTGATGCTTTGTTAGGGCTGGATTTCATGAATGTGGAGATAGGAGGGATGGTTTATACCATTAAACCTCCTACAATTAAAATTATCTGTCGTGTCATTCATCATTTTTCCAATATCGGCATGACTGGAGATAATGTAATGGAGGCTATTAAAGAACTTCCTGAAATTGCTGGAGATATGCTGAAAGGCATTTCTTGTTTCATCTGTGGCAGTGAGGAGCTGGCTGAAAATTTAGAGAACGGGACTTTTGAAGAAGTTAGGAATGCCTTGGAAGTCTGTTTCTCTATGATGGATATATCGGCTTTTCAGTGTGTCAGCTCGATGAGGAACGTGTCGATGCTGGCAGCAAGACCGAAACAGTAGGAAACACAACGTTCTTCGGGCAGATAGCCCATTTGATTGATACGCTTCATCTGGGTTATACAGAAGTGTTTGAGATTATCCCTTATAGGAATCTGTTGATGATGCAACGGGATAAACTTCATAGTGTCAGTGGTCAAAAGGTGAATAGAATCAGTGGTAAGGAATTGGCTAATCGTAGGAAAAAGAAATAGATATGGCGAAATTGTATTTTAAGGTGGGTAGTGACTGGGAAGAAGTTGTAAGGCTTCGTAATGAAATTGCGAAGTTAAAACAAGAATTAATGAGCATGGATGGCACACGGTCTCCTGCCGCTTTTAAGACTTTGAATGCCCAACTTGCTGCATCCAACCAAAGATTGGATGAGTTGGTGACTAATGCAGCTAAAGCTGGAGCAGAGATGGAAACGGGATTCAAAAGGAAAATCTTCGATGCTTCCCAATCTGTAAATGGGTTCACAGAGAAGATTATCGCTCAAAAGAGTGCCATAGGTTCTCTTCAAACAACTATTCGTAAAAATAAGGAGTTATATAAGAACATCGTTTCAAGAGGTGGGGAAGATAAAGAACTGCTTAATCACATCAGCAAACAAGAAAGAGCGCTCGGTAAAGAACGGGATGCTTTATTCAACCTCACCCAACAGCAAGCCGAAGCGCGTCTTTCCGTAAAGAAACTCCGGGATGAATATACACTTTATAAGAATGATGGGAAACAAGTAGTAGAAACTAACGAAGGTATCGCTATATCTTGGAAGAAAGCGCTGGCAGTTATTGGTGGCGCCGGAGTATTAAAGGCGTTAGGTTCTGAAATGATTCGTGTGCGTGGCGAATTTCAATCTATGCAGACCGCTATTGAGACTATGGTTGGAGAAGATATAGCAGGGCGACTGATTCCGCAAATCAAGGAGCTGGCTAAGATTTCTCCACTTACTATGTCAGATATGGTTGGAGCAGAAAAGATGATGCTTGGATTTAACATACAAGCAGAAGACACTATCAAATACTTGAAAGCCATTAGTGATATTTCTATGGGGGAATCCAGTAAGTTCAATTCGCTGACTTTGGCATTTTCACAGATGTCAGCAGCGGGTAAACTTATGGGGCAGGATCTGAATCAAATGATAAACGCTGGATTCAACCCGTTACAGATTATCTCCGAAAAGACCGGAAAATCTATCGCAACTTTGAAAGATGAAATGTCCAAAGGTGCTGTTTCCGCTGAAATGGTTCAACAGGCATTCATTGATGCAACTTCCGCAGGTGGTAAGTTCTATAATATGTCTGAGAATGCTTCAAAGACTATCAATGGTCAGTTGTCTATGATGCAGGATGCTTTGGATTCCGTGTTTAACGAATTGGGAATTAAGTCAGAAAGTGTTATCATGGACGGTATTCAAATGACAACTTCGTTGATTCAGAATTATGAAACAGTAGGGAAGGTCTTGGCTGGATTAGTGGTTACTTATGGTACATACCGGACCGCAGTGATGCTTGTTACTGCTGCCGAAAATGGCCATTCTGCCGCAACAATGGTTATGCGTGGGAGAATATTGTTGGCACAGAAGGCTCAGGCTTTGTTGAATGCTACTATGTTGAAGAATCCGTATGTCTTATTAGCTACGGTAGCGATTGGTGCTGCATCTGCTATATGGGCACTGAGCAAGCGGACAACCGAAGCGCAGGAGGTTCAAGAAAGATATAATGCTTCAAAAGAGAATACTATACGAAAAGAAGAAGCTCACAGGCAGGAAATTCAACGCCTCATTTCTGTTGCTAGTGATGAAGTGGAAGCTACAGCAAATCGTAATGGCGCAATTGAAGCATTGAAAAAGGCATATCCAGGTATTATTGAAAAATATATTGATGAAGAGGGGCATTTGACAAACCTCATTCAATTGCAGAAAGAACTTAACGAGGAACAATCCAAGAAAAAGGCTGAAAGCAATCAAGCAAGGCTTGATGCTATCAATGCGAAAGTGAGGAATCAAGAAGAGTATGTTTTAAGAATGTCGGGTAGCGAAGAGGCAATCAAAGAGGCTAATGATGTTCTTAAAGAATTACAAAGACAACAAAAAGAAGCTCAAGCTGCCGTAAATTCTGATTATATAAATGCCCGTATTGAAGAAGCTAAAAAACTTTCTGATATCGAACTAAAAAAGTCAATATCGCAATGGAAATCATCTCTTTCTAAAGTTACAGGAGATATAATAGGAGATTTCTCACGTGATGAAGTTTCTTCATTTATAAAATCTCTTGAATCAATACTATATGCAAGAGAAAAACAGACTAAAAATAAAAAATATTGGGAAAAACAAAAGAAAGAAGCCGAAACCGCTTTAAACTCCATTGCATCTTCTCAAAAGAAATTGTTGGATACAGGAAAATTCAAAGGCATAGATGACGCTGTTGTAAATAATTACAAGGATAATGTCAGAAAGCTAAAAGAAGCCGAAAAAGAACTGAAAGTTTACGATTCGTCTTCCAAACAAGAAAACCAATCCCCAAAAGAAGTAACCAAACAACTCAAACAAGAAGAACAACTTGCCGAACAACTTCTTTCCATTCGTCGGAAAAACCAGCAGGATGAAATCAACCTCATGGAGGACGGCACGGAAAGGAAGTTAAAGCAGATTGACTTGGACTATCAGAGGGAGCTTGATGCCATCAAGAAGCAGCGCAGGGAATGGGAAAGTTTGCAGGGCGGCAAGCTAACCGACGAGCAAATGTCTACTCTTGGCATGTGGGCTTCCAATGCAGCAAAAGGAAGGGAATCCGGTATCTCCGACGTAAACAGAAAGAAGCTGGAATCGGACAGAAAGGCTTGGCAGGAATACTTCATTGAGTACGGAAATTACCAAGAAAAACGGAAGAACCTCGTTCAGAAATACAATGACGAGTTAGCCAAATTACAAAAGGACAGTCCTGAATATGCCATCAAGGAAGCCGAAAAAAGTAAAGCCATAGAACAGCTCGATGAGCAATATGGAAAGTCCACTAAGGCGATGGCAGACTTATTCGAGGATGCGAGTAACAAATCGGTTTCCGCTATTCAGTCCATCATAGACAAATACGAAATCCTTATCAAATACATGTCCGGTACTGATAAAGACATTTCTATTGCTGATTTGAAAGGAATAGGCTTTACCGATAAAGACATTGAAGGGATAGAAAAAGGGGAAATATCCATCAAGGATGTTACAGACGCAATTAAAGGGTTAAAGGATGAACTTAAAGGAAAATCACCGTGGCAGGCTTTCGTCTATGACTTGGAGAAAGGGATAGAAGCCATAAAAAAGGGTGGCAACGATTCCAAGAAAATCGGTCAAGGCATCACCGATATAGGAAATGCTGTGACGTCTTTTGCCCCTGCATTGAATGAGTTCGGCTCAAGTATCGCCGACATATTCGGATTTGACGACAGTAAGATAACAAGTGCCGTTGATGCGCTTGGCGGCTTAGGACAAACGGCATCCGGGGTCGGGCAAATCATGTCGGGTGATATTGTCGGAGGCGCAATGAGTGCGGTTTCTGGAATTTCCGCTGTAGTGTCTGCGTTGGATGGGATGTTCGGTGCCGATTATTCCCACTATAATGAGATGGTCGAGGAATATAACAAACTCAATGAGATATGGGATGAGCTGATAGACAAGAAGCTGGAGTACATCAACACATCTTACGGAGCAGAAGCGGACAAGGTAGGCAAAGAGGCTCTTGAACTTGTCAACAAGAGTATTGAGGCGTACAGAATACTTGGGCGTGAACGATTAAACTCCGGTGCGTCTGCCGGTTCTCATTCCATTGGCAAGCGCATGGCAAAGAATACCTCGTCAAGCGACTGGCAGGACATCGCCAGAGCGCTCGATATGTCTGTCAAAGACGCCAAGGATTTTATAGGTACCGGACGCATGACGGGATTGTTTGACCTGACTACTGAACAGTTGGAGAAACTAAAGTCAGAAGCACCTACTTTTTGGGCTAAATTAGATGGCGATGTGAGAGATTATCTTGATAAGATTATCGAGGGGGAGGAACGTATTGAGGAAATCCATAATCAGATAAACGAACAGCTTACACAAACCACATTCGATGGTGTGTACAGTAATTTCATAGATACCCTTATGGACATGAAAGCGTCGTCCAAAGATGCAGCCGAGGATGTTTCGGAATACTTCATGCAAGCTATGCTCTCCGAGCAGATAGGCACACTTTATCAGGACAAGCTAAAGAAGTGGTATGAGAAGTTTGCAAAGGGTATGGAGGATGGTTCTTTGACGGAATCCGAAAGAAATGCGTTGAACAGCGAGTATATGGGCTACATTGAAGAAGCGATGAAGCTCCGTGACGAGCTTGCCGCAGCCACCGGATATGACAAGATTTCGCAAGAATCAACATCCCAGCTTTCAACTTCCAGAGGGTTCGGTACTGAAATGACACATGAAGATGCAGGAGAATTAAGCGGTAGGTTTACAGCATTGCAGATTGCAGGAGAAGAGATAAAGAATCAATCTACCATTCAATCTCAATCACTTAATCTACTAACAGTAAAAGCTGATGCTCTACTTTCCATAAATACGGAAACAAGGAATATCGCTGATGATACGCGAGATTTGATAGCACAATCTTATCTTGAATTAGTACAGATTTCGGAAAATACAGGAGCTATTGTAAAACCAATCATTCAAATTCAGAAAGATATGGCAGAAGTGAAAAACAATACATCTAAATTATAAACTATGTCAGATTTATTGATAAATACCCAAGACGCCTACACAACATGGGGGGTAAGAATAGGAGAGGGCTTTCTTGATGTACTTGGTGCATCATCACCCATGAAAGAATTTATAGAGAATAAGTCCCGGTTAGAACATGGAAAACGTGTGATAATCAATAATCCTAAAGTCGATGAGAGGGAAATAACACTTTCTTTTACAATTGAAGGAAATTCCCAGTCCGATTATCAATTAAAGAAAAAAGCTTTCTTCGATGAGCTTTATAAAGGCAAGATTGATATTCAAGTTCCGGCTAATAGTAGCGAAGTTTACCATCTTATTTATACTGGCAAGAGTGTCACTTACGCACAGAGTTTAGACCGAACTTTCGGAAAAATTTCAGCCAAGTTCAACGAACCGAATCCGGCAAACAGAAATTAAATTCCAACAATAGAGAGATTGTTGCGTATATGAGTGCTCAAAATTGGGCACTCTTTTTTTTATCTCCGAACTTTGAAGACGTGGAACAAATCGACATCAAAGACATATCCGGTGCTATCCTGCTTACTACCCTTCCCAATGAAGGCTGCAAGCGTAAGTTTACTCTTATGAAGGAGGACTACATCACGTTAAAGTTCTCCTTGGAGAGTCCTATATTCTTCAAACTTGGTTCATACGTGGAGTGCGACTTCGGGCTGTTCGAGGTGTGCGACTTGCAGAAGCCGGTATTCAACACCGATAACGCAGGCTACGACTATGAGTTGCAGCTTGACGCCCACTACTGGAAATGGAAAAACAAAATCTTTAAATATACCCCCGAAGTGGCCGGGCAGGAAGCGTCCTGGAATCTCACCGCTTCACTTGATGTTCAAGCCGGTATAGTCCTTAGAAATTTAAAAGCTCTTGGTTACAAATACAAAGGACAAGATTTTGTTTTCTCCATTGACAGCACTGTAGAGAATAAGGCGCTACTGATGACTTATGACAACATCAACATCCTTGACGCCTGCTTCTCTATGGCAAAGAAATGGGATTGCGAATGCTGGGTGACTGAAAACATCATCCATTTCGGACGTTGTGAGTCTGGCGATGCGGTGGATTTCGAGATTGGGAAAAACGTGCAGGAAATGCCACGATCAGAATCCCGGTCCACCTACGCCACCCGTATCTATGCTTTCGGCTCAACAAAGAATATCCCATCTGACTACCGCCCCGTTGATGAGACTGTAGTGCTGAACGGCGTGGTGCAAAAACGCTTAATGTTGCCCGAAGGAACTCCGTATATAGACGCTTATCCCGATATGACCACCGAGGAAGCCATTGAACAAGTGGTTATCTTCGATGATGTCTATCCCCGAAGGGTCGGCACGATGTCGGACATTACCATCAAGGAATACACTGACAAAATAGAAAATGCCGACGGGACTACCACTGAAAAGAAGTGGAATGCCTACCGCTTCAAGGATACTGGCATTACCTTCTCAAAGGACTATATCCTTCCCGGCAAGGAATTGAAAATCACTTTCCAATCCGGCAAGTTGAATGGTATGGAATTCGCTGTGACATTCGACCCTGAGGGAAAGCCGGAGAAACTGGGGAATGGTGGCTGGAACCCTGAGGCACAGCTTTGGGAGATAGTCAGGAATGAGGACTACGGCAGACCGCTTCCAGATGGAGCGCTTATCCCCGAAAATGGTGATACTTACATCTTATCAGGCTGGAATTCCATGAAGATAACTGAAATGGGGCTGGTAGCAGAAGCACAGTTGGAATTAAAGGACAAAGCCGATAAGTACGTTGCCAAGTCTAAGATAGACCCTTCTACATATAACTGTAAGATGATGTCGGATGTCGCATACAGTGAGGACGGCATTCACAACCTCTACAGCATCGGTCAAAAGGTCAACCTTATCAACAAGGCCTATTTCGAGAACGGAAGGCAGTCAAGGATTATCGGATTTGAATTCAATCTTGACCTGCCTTATGATTCCCCTATATATACTGTCGGGGAAACCGCTGCCTATTCCCGTATTGGGGAGCTGGAGGAGAAGGTTGAGAGCCTTACTCTGAAGGGACAGACCTATACGGGCAGCGGTAGTAGTGGCGTGTATGTGATAAGAAGGAATGACTCTACACCGGCCACGGATAATAACGTGTTTTCGGCTTTGCGTTCCTTGGCTATGTTCCTTCGAAAAGACCAGGCTGACGGCACAAATTTTCTGTTGAAGTTCGGCGAGTTTATCGACTCTATGGTCGCGGGCAAGGGTGCCGGAATATTCCCTGACGGCCGTATGCAGCTGTCCCGCCTCGAGGTCCGCGACAGCCTTACCGTCCTTGAGCTTATCTTCAACCGTCTCTCCGCCATGGAGAGCGACTATTCCTTCTCCGAGTCTGGTACCATCGAAAGTGTATCGCAGCTTGAAGACGGCACATACAGCCTGAAGATGAAGAAACGGTGGAATAACGACTTTACTGCACTGGCAGAAAACGATGTTGTATATGGTGTTGTCAATGACCTTGCATCAGGTGGCGGCAAGTATTATACCTCCTGGCTACGTGTCTTGCATGTTGACATCTCAGCCAATACGATCAACGCTGTGATGTACCCTGATAGCGAGGTGCCGGGTGGCAAGAATTATCCTCCTGAGCCGTTGATGATATTATCACACCGTGGCAACCCGGTTGATACTGAACGGCAGGGTTATTGGTATCTGTCATCCCGTGAGCATTGTATCTGCATGCTTAACGGGGTCACAAAACCCGTCCTTGAGGAAAGCAACTATTCGGTGATCGTCGGCAGGCTGAAGCATCTGTCTCTGTTCGACAACCTGCCCATCAACTACCTGCACTCTTATATCTACGTCCGGGGATTGGTAGCGCAGGACATCCACCGCATCGACTTCCAAGGCGTATTGCCCCGCATCGCCAACGACCGCGGAGAGTGGAACATGGAGACCGCCACCGGAGCAGAACCCTACCAAGCCGACCGCGAGGCACAGACCGAGACCGTACGTGTGATGATGTACGATACCGTGTGGCACTACGGATGCAAGTGGATGTGTCTTGTTTCCGGCACTACCGACGAACCGAAGTACGGAGCAGCGGGCTGGGCAATGGTCGAGGGCAATCCGGATTTCAGCATCGATATAGAAAGCTCCAATGGCTGGTACTTCGATGCGGAGCGTTTTGCGACCACCCTCACCATTACCGGTGAGCTGTACAACCGTGACGTTACGGCGCATATCCTTGACAGTGATGTGGAGTGGACGCGCGATACGGGCAACGTCACCGAGGACAACGCCTGGGCGGTCGCACACGCGGAAACCGGCAAGTCACTGCCGCTGACGGTCAACGACCTCGGCCCCGACTATATGAACATGACCGGGTGCAAGTTCATCGCACGGGTATTGCTACGTGACGGGCAGAACAATTATGAGACAATGAATTATATAACTTTCTAATTATGCAGACTATACAGAAGAAGATAGAGGTCAACTACCGCCCTCTCCAGACCAGCGGCGGGATAGAGGTTGTCGGCAGCGTGCCGGACGTGCAGGTGTACCAGGCTGACAAGGCCGAGTACACTCCGGACTACACGCTTACCCCCCTGACGCTGTTCCCCCGGTGCAATGCCACCGACCCGGATGCGGTGGTCAAGGTGGGTGCGGTCAACGCGTCATTGGTCAACATGAAGTGGTACGAGCGCTTGAACGGTGTACGGACATTGATTACATCTGCCAACAAGAGCTATGTCATTACCGAGACCGGAGCCGAGAAGGGTAAGATACAAGTGAAAAAGAACGCCGTTCCCGGCAGTCCGGTAACACTGGAGTTCTACGCCGAGTATGTCGATGCGAAGCGTACCGGACAGACGCATGTCTACCGTTTCAGCCGTCTTGTCCGCGCCGTTGACGGCAGCGAGGCGCAGCCTAAGCTGATGGTCGACTCTCCGTCGGCACTTGATTGGAACCCGTGTCGGGACATTGCCAGGCAGGCCATCACCGCCAGACTGCTTGTCGGTGATGTAGATGTCACAGCAACCAACAAGTGCAAGTTCTTCTTCTATCGGAAGCTGAATACGGGCGCACTGGAGCAGATTACCGACGGTAACGGCGACAATGACTGGGAGTTCGTATCACTGACAAAGAACGTGCTTACCATAGACCGGGACTATATCGGCCACGAACAGACCTACGTCGTGAAAGCATCGTACTCGAAGGACGGTGCTCCTTCATCCAAGCCGGACAGTGACATAGACTATGTCTCCACCACCATCCGCAGGCGTATTCCCAGCATCGAGATTGACTGGGAGGGATTTCCGCAGCAGGTGGCAGACGGAACCAAGATGATATACCCGAAACCGGTCATCCGTGATACGGCAGGGATTGTCCCCAATCCCCAGGCCATCCTTGAGTGCGAATGGTACACGAAGGCGGCCGGCGCCTCCTCATACGTGCTGGCCGCTGCCGGGTACTCGCCCTCCATCCCATGCACCGACGGCATGATGCTACAGCTGAAGGTGATTGACAAGGGCCCGTATGCGGCGGTGGTGACATCTGACGGCAAGTACGTGACGGATGACAGCGGTAAGTTTATAGTGGCAAGGAAAAGGGATGTTTAACCATTAATCGATAGCAGTATGGCATTTTATATCAAAGTGACGAGAGAGGTTGCGGACAAGCTGGGAGTGGCAGGAATCCGCAACAGCACTGCCGACGGCAATGTGCTGTTATGGCAGGCCGATGTGGCAGGCTTTCCCGGCGATACGGTATTCGACCGGGCGGCAGTAGTCGGGGGCGTGTGCCTTTCCCCGCAGCAGGCCAAGGGTGAGATAGACGGCGTGGAAGATCCGGTGGAGGTCGCCACTCCGGAGGGTTTCATGGATAAAGACGGGGAGGAGGTGACCGATGAGCGTAGCGAGTAAGGTCGGGCAGGTAATCTTTTCGCAAAAGTCTGGCGTTTACATGCCAGCGATTATGTGCGACAAAGGCGACCTCTATCAAGAGTATGATGGTGAATCGGGTGCTCCGACAAACATAGCCCCCGACTTCACCACGATGAAGCCGACGCTCTCCTTCCTTCTCACCTCCTCACGGGTGGCTGAGGGGGTTGTGGTGCCCTCTTCCATCAGGTGGTATTTCAATGACGTGTTGATAAGCTTCACATCCAACGTTTCCACGAACACGTTCGGCGGCGAGACGGGGCATTTCAAGTACATCCCCTACAAGGCGGGCACTACGAACTATTACGGGCTTCAGATCGTGAAGAACCTGGTGAAGGCGTCGTCCGGTGCGAGCTGCAGCGTCAAGGCGGTGGCTACGGTGACCGTGGGCAACGTGTCGGATGAGGTGCAGTTCGTTTACAGCATCCCTATCACCAAGGGTGTGGGCAACCAGAACGTGGTGACCATCGTTTCCGGAGATGACAAATACTTTGCCATCCGTGAGAAGGGAGGCAGTGTCGTTCTCACGGCAATGGCGAGACGTGGAGCGTCAGAGATCACCTCCGGACTAACCTACAAGTGGTCCAGGATGGTTAACGGTGCCTGGCAGACACTCGTCGACCAGACCGGCAAGAGTCTGACCGTTACGGACAGCCTGGTTGACACTACGGGCATCTTTAAGGTGGAGGTGTCGCAGGGCGGCAATCTGATAGGCCTTGACACGCAGACGGTGATGGACTTGTCAGACCCCTACGACATCATAACTAATCCCAATCCCGAGGATGAGACGATTGTTTCCGGTTCCGGAGATTCGGTGACTTATACGCCTATCCTTGTCAAGCGGGGACAGACCACGAAGGCAAAGAATATGCTGTTCTATTTTGTCTTTATGGATTCGGCAGGGGTCATTCTCAATCCGGCTACGGCGAATGTGGCTGCGGCAAGCGGTACCTGCACTGAAGCTATGTGCCAGCAGGCAGGCGGCAATGTTTCATGGACAATCTCAACGGCAGCATGATATGGCAAAGAAAGCGTTGGCAAGCAAGACAGGAGAAGTGAAGTATCTCCAGCAGGGACCGATCGGTCCGCTGGTCTATCCGGCTGGAGAATATTCCGCATCCACAGGCTACACCCGTACGGCTCTATCGACACCGATGGTACTGTGTGAAGGTCAATACTACGTGTTGGCTAAGGAGGGCACATTTAAGGGTGTCAACCCCAAGACAGACTATGCGGCAAACGGCAGTAAGGCGACATGGGTAGTGATGGACAAGATACAGTATGCCTTTATCGAGGTACTGATGGCGAATTTCGCCAAGCTGGCAAGTGCGGTGTTCTATGGGCAGTATATGTTTTCGCAATACGGAATAAAAGCCGATGGCTCTGCTGTAGAAACGGTAGGCGGATATAAAGATTTTAATTACAATGACCCGATGGATCCGGCAAACAAGTTTCGACCAAACTTACTCCTTGATTTTCTGACTGGGAGCTTCAAGGGACGTAATGTTGAAGTTGAGGGGACAATTATTGCCAATGCATCATTTGTTCGGATGCATGATTTCCGTGCAAACGAGGGGTATTTCTTTTTGAATCCGGCTTTTGGCTCTGAATTTCGGAATGGCCGTCCAAACCGAATTTCCCAGAGTATGTATATGCTTCCAGAGGCTGTCCAATATAATGGGATGAAAATCTCGTTGACAATATATAATGCAGCAATGGGAAGCACTTATGGTTATACTTCAGTTGTAACAACAGATGGATTTAATGAACTTACATTTGAAAATAATGAATATCATTATTGCAATAAGATCGCTATATCAAAAAGCGGAGTATATGAGTTCATGTCATTAGGTGCAATATGGATTCTAACTAAAGGAACGGACGTAGCCTATTCTTATGCGGAATTGGAAGAACGTACTTACGAAGACCCAATTAATTAGCAAAATATTAAACAAAACGAGAATAAAAACAAAATGTTAAACCGGTTGTCGTTTTTATCCGAAAATGACGACCCTCAAAAGTACAAGGGATATGATAGAGAAGGTAAACATAAGTCAAGCAATG